AAGCCCAATTTGCGCCACCACCACCGCAAATGTAAGAATTTATTAGAGATTTTTTCTTTAGCACAATAAATTCTTCGTTTTCTACCCATTTTACCACTATAACTACATAGTTTTTAACATCTATGTTAAATATTACACTGAGCCCATACAAGGAGTATAAATTTATGAACAAGTTTGAGCAACTAATTGAATACGTCATCAATGACGAACAAGATAAAGCTGAAGCACTTTTCCATGAAATCGTAGTAGACAAGTCTAAGGACATTTACGAAGAGATCATGGCAGAAGAGTCAGAAGCTGAAAAAGATGACCATGCTGAAAAAGCTGGCGAAGAAGTTAAAAAAGACATCGAGTATGATGACAAGATGGATGAGTCTATCGAAGAGTCAGAGCTTGGTGGATCACAAGTTGACGATCTTATCGACGAAGTAGAAGCCGAAGAAGAAGGCGTTGCTTTTGAAGATGAAGAAGAAGAAATTGAAATGATCGACGTTGACACAGACGACGATGCTGATGAAGACCTAGAAGATCGTGTAGTTGGTCTCGAAGACAAGCTAGACGAACTAATGGCAGAATTTGAAGATCTAATGGGTCAGGTTGATGACAACACTGACGAAATCGAAGACGAGCATGGTGAAGAAGAAGTTGACATTGATGTTGACGACATGGCCGGCGACGATATGGATGTAGACGTTGACATGGAAGAGCAATTTGAAAGCCTAGAAGAAGGCGTTGATCTAGTTGCTGCTCCTAAGCCAGTAACAACAAGTGATTCAAGTAAATCACCAGTTGCTGCTAACAGCGGTGCAAAGGGCATGGATGCAAAGCCAGTATCAACAGATACAGCAGCTGAAAGTGGCCGTCCAACACCAAAGTCAACTGACCAAGGTAACACAACAAAGCCTGATGTAAAGCCTGCTCCTAAGCCGGACCTAGCACAAGCTTCTGGTGTGAATACCAAAAGTCCGATAGCTTAATTAAAGGATAACCGAGTATGGCTCTTTACCTTAGAGAAAACCTTACCTTCGAAACCGCAAAAATTCAACTTGTTGAAGGCAAAGACGGTAAGGAACTCTATATGGAAGGCATCTGCATACAAGGTGGTGTTAAAAACGCCAATGAGCGAGTTTATCCTGTAAGTGAAATTACTAACGCAGTAAAGACACTTAACGAGCAAATCAAAGAAGGTAACAGTGTTCTTGGTGAAGTAGATCACCCAGATGACCTTAAAATTAACCTAGACCGTGTATGTCACATGATTACTGAAATGTGGATGGATGGTCCAAATGGTTATGGAAAACTAAAGATACTTCCAACGCCAATGGGCGAGCTGGTTAAAACCATGCTACAATCAGGTGTAAGATTGGGTGTATCAAGTCGCGGTTCAGGTAACGTGGACCCGCATAACGGACATGTCAGTGACTTTGAAATTGTCACTGTCGATGTGGTCGCACAACCCAGTGCTCCAAATGCTTACCCTAAAGCAATCTATGAAGGATTAATGAACATGAAATATGGTCACCAAATTCTTGAGATGGCTAGGGAGTCTGGGAAAGACGACAAAATACAAAAGTACTTGAAAGATGAGGTTTCTCGTCTTATCAAGGACCTAAAGATTTAGGAGAATCGCATGTTAGATGCTATTAAACCACTACTGGATAGCGATCTTGTCAATGAGGATACTCGCCAAGCTATTGCCGAACAATGGGAAGCAAAGCTAAGTGAAGCCAAAGAGACAGTTCGTGCAGAACTTCGTGAGGAGTTTGCACAACGCTATGAGCATGATAAAACTGTGATGGTAGAAGCCCTAGATAAAATGGTAACAGAAGGCCTGACAAGTGAACTTTCTGCTCTTAACGAGGAGAAAAAGGCACTTGCAGAGGACCGTGTAAAGTTTGCAAAATCAATGACAGAAAACGCCAACAAGTTTAACAACTTTATGGTTACAAAGCTGTCTGAAGAACTGCGTGAACTACGCAAGGACCGCAAAGTACAAGTAGAAGGTTTTGAGAAATTAGAATCTTTTGTTGTAGGTGCTTTGGCTGAAGAAATCAAGGAGTTTGCAGCAGACAAGAAAGACCTAGTTGAATCTAAGGTAAGACTTGTTCGCGATGCACGTGGACAACTTGAGGCACTGAAGAGCAAGTTCATCAAAGAATCTGCTAAGAAGATGTCAGCAACTGTTTCAACACATCTTAAGGCTGAACTAAGTCAACTACAAGAAGACATTAAAATTGCTCGTGAGAACAATTTTGGTCGTCGTATCTTTGAAGCATATGCCACAGAGTTTGGTGCTACTCATCTCAATGAGAACGCAGAAGTACGCAAACTAAGTGAACTAATTGCTGAAAAAGACAAGCAGTTGGCGGAAGCCATCCAAGCTCAAACACAAGCTAAAAAACTTGTAGAGAGTAAAGATCACGAGATTAAAGTCATTCGTGAAGCCAATGAGCGTGATGCTACATTGGACGAACTTCTATCTCCTCTCAATGATGAGAAGAGAGCAGTAATGACAAATCTACTCGAGAACGTTCAAACATCCCGTTTAAAGAACGCATTCGAAAAATATTTGCCAGCAGTACTCAGCGAAGCAAAAGCCACTAAAAAGGCTGACAGCTTGGTTGAAGCAACTGGTAATAAATCTGCAAAGGCCGTCGAAGCAACCAGCAACACCAATAATGTTGTTGAACTAAAACGCCTAGCAGGGCTTTAAAATATAGAAAAAGGAGACAGAAATGTCACAAGAACTACTAGAAAGCCGTTGGGATGAGACCAAAGAAGCCCTCCTAGAAGGCCTCGGCGGAGCTCGCCGCTCAACAATGAGTGTTGTACTTGAAAACACTCGCAAACACTTGGCTGAGAATGCCACAGCTGGTGCAACCGGTTCAGGCAACATTGCTACACTAAACCGTGTGATTCTTCCAGTTATCAGACGTGTTATGCCAACAGTTATTGCTAACGAGTTGGTTGGTGTTCAGCCAATGACAGGTCCAGTTGGTCAGATCCATACACTTCGTGTACGTTATGCCGACGCAATGACAGACAACTCAACAGCCGCTACTTCAACAGCCGCTGGTGAAGAAGCTCTATCACCATTCAAGATTGCACAAGCATATTCAAGTGCATCTACAGTAACAGCTGGCGTAGTACAAGCTGCACAGAACATTTACACTGGTGCAAACACAGCAACACTTGAAGGTTCAGGCGGTCGTCAGATTTCAGTCCAGATCCTAAAGCAAGCTGTTGAAGCAAAGACACGCAAGCTACAAGCTCGCTGGACATTTGAAGCAGCACAAGACGCACAAGCCATGCATGGTATCGACGTTGAAGCTGAAATCATGGCAGCACTTGCACAAGAAATCACAGCTGAAATTGATCAAGAGATCCTACTTTCTCTACGTTCACTAGCAGCTACTGAGTTCACATACAACCAGGCAACTGTATCAGGTACAGCTACTTTCGTTGGTGACGAGCATGCAGCACTTGCAGTTCTAATCAACAGAACAGCTAACTTGATTGCACAGCGTACACGTCGTGGCGCTGGTAACTATGCTGTTGTTTCTCCTGCTGCACTAACAGTGCTTCAGTCGGCAACAACATCAGCTTTTGCTCGTACAACAGAAGGCACATTCGAAGCTCCAACAAACACTAAGTTTGTAGGTACATTGAATGGCACAATGCGTGTATTCTGCGATAGTTATGCAGCAGACACAACTCCAGTTCTAGTTGGTTACAAAGGCGCAAGTGAAACAGACGCTCCAGCGTTTTATTGCCCATACGTTCCACTAATGAGCTCAGGCGTTGTCCTGGATCCAAGTAGCTTCGAGCCAGTCGTATCATTCATGACACGTTATGGTTACATCGAACTAACAAACACAGCATCTTCATTCGGTAACGCCGGTGATTATGTTGGTGAGATTGCTGTACAGAACCTATCGTTCTCATAAGCCTTATCACATCATCCTGCTTTGCAGGGAGGAAGAAACAGCACCTTCGGGTGCTGTTTTTTTTTGTTTTAAATTTTGATATACTTAAATACTATGTAGCAAGAGCAAGAGGAATACGTTTTGGTTGAATTAGTGCAGCATATGAATATACACTGGCGTTATAATTATGGCTCTAAAGATTTTGATTGGGTTGATGGAAATTCAATACAATATTATCAACAATTAATGGATCGTATAAAAATTCCTACATTGATCATTGATATTAATTTGGTCGGTGCTAATGATCTTAAATCATACTTGAATTTTGTATTAGATTCCGCAATCACAGATAATAGACCAATAATTTTTGAACAATTGATATTTGATGCTTCAATGGACCCTGTTTACGATTATGATGAAAAAGTAGAAGTTTTGAATGACTATGTGAAGAACAAAGGCATCCTTGGGTTTTTAAGCCTAAGTCATTTTGAGGTAAATTATCATAGCCATCTAGTAGAAATAACACATCCAAGTTGGTTATTTGTTTTTAAAAAACAACCACTTCCAAAATTAAACGTAACACCTAAGCAGTGGAAGTATAGCTGCTTAAACCGGGCTCCGAAATGGCATCGGTTGCTGTTTTATACAATGCTCAAAGAAAAAAATCTATTAGATCAGTTTGTTTATACATTCTATAATCAGTGTCCATATACTGATAGAATAGTTGACTCATTATTTTATTCTAATAATAAGGAGTCTCAGTTTTTTGGAGATTATTATAGTAAATGTCAGAAAAACATATCTGATTTGCCATTATCATGGCCTAACGATATTCCAGGAAACAACGATCATTCACTAAATCATGATGCTTATATTAACGCAGAATGTAATATTGTTACAGAATCAAGTACTTCGGTTAGTTTTACCAGTGAAAAAATTTGGAAACCAATTGCAGCTGGCCAAATCTTTCATGTTGTTGGTAGTGCGCATACCAACAAATGGTTGCAAAATCTAGGGTTTTATACATTTGATACAGGGTACGATTCAATAATTGATGATGTACAGCGCATTGAAGCAGTAGCCAACCTAGTAGAAAAAGAAATTGAGACCGCCGCCACTAGGTGGGAGCTTCGGAAACCGCTTTTCTATGTTAAACAGAATTATAATTGGTTTCATAGCGGAGCAGTCGAAAAAGCTATTTTAGATCCACTAGTTGTACTGCTAAATCAGTAAAATTTACTAAATAACTGTAACATAACGCAATGATGCGTTTTATGCGGAACACCATCCGCGTAGTGGGCTAGAACCCACATCGGACTTCTATAAAGGAGAAAACAACATGGGACGTCCTCTCAAAATTAAAAAATCAGCAACCACTGACATTGGTTTCAACAATCCAGATGGCAATGGCACACCTAGCGGCGAACTATACTTTGGTCAAGTTGGTGGAGACACATCTCTATCATCAGGCGATAATCCAGTTACAACATGTCGTGTTAAAATTGGCACAGTAGCAGAAGCAGACGGATATATTATCCGTCAAAAAGGCTCAACCAAGTATCTGGTTGCCGATACAACTGGTGTAAGTGATGGTAGCCTTATTGTTGGCAACAATTACGTTATTACATCAGTGGGTAACACCGACTGGGTCGCAGCTGGTGCAAATCCTGGCTTTGGCGTAGGCAGCGAATTTGAAGCCACAACTGTTGGCGGAGCAGGCACAGGCACAGCAAACACAATCGGTACATGTGTGCTAGCTGACCTAGCTGATGCAGCATTAACAGACGATACAATGACAGTCACTTATGCTGATCCTGGATCAACTTTGGTTCGCATCAAGCGCATGACCAACAAGTATGCAATCAACTTTTCTAACGAAAGAGTATTGGTCAACTACTTTAATATCCTTGATGACACAGTTGAAAAATCAGGTGCTGATAAAGACACAATGACAGGTGGTGTATCAACTATCGATCTAGTACAGATTGAGAATCCACAGTACGGCTAATAAACAGTTTTTAACTAACCAAACCCTCACTGCAATAACTACAGTGAGGGTTTTTTATGAGCGCAGCATTTATACTAGGTAACGGCAAAAGCAGATTGGTACTTGATCTCAACAAGCTAATGGAAATAGGTACTGTATACGGATGCAATGGACTGTATCGTGATTTTGTACCACATTGTTTAGTAGCCACTGACAGGCCTATTGCTGAAGAAATTCAAAATTCTGGTTATGCCCAAAAGCACAGATTTCACACACGCAAGCCTATTGAAAGTTTAGGCGGCAAGTTTTTAGTCAAAGAGTATAAAGGTTTTAGCAGTGGACCAAATGCGGCTGCACTAGCATTGGTTGATGGACACAGTGACATATACTTGATTGGAATGGATCTTGGTACTACCAATGGAATGTTTAATAATATCTACGCTGGCACACAGTTTTACAAAAAAGAACTCGATCCACCAACATTTCCGGGTAATTGGATTAATCAAGTTGTTACACTTACTAAAGAATTTGAAAGCAGACAGTTTTGGAGAGTCGAAGGTCCCGAAAGTGCATTTGTTCCTCAGTTTAATAAAATACCAAACATGAGGATTTTGTCAATGGACAAGTTTCTAGAGAAGGTAAATACTGCTAGAGGTCCACTATGAACACAAAGAAAAGAATTGACGGAGACTATTACATTGAAACTGTAAACGCTGATGACAGAGTTTACATCAATACCAACACAGCCGAAATTAACGGCAACTTGGTAGTACAAGGTAACTTGACCTATATCAATACCGAAGAGCTCAATGTTACAGATCCGTTTATTGTTCTAAACAGCAGTAATACAGCAACTTATGCTGCCAATGCAGGTGTGTTAACTCACAAAACAGCAAGTGATTTTGCTGGCATTAGATATAACACTGTTGATGGCCGCTGGGAATTGAGTACTGCTACCAGTGAAAGTGGAGAAACTGGCACCTGGAGTGAAATTGGAACAGCGTCAGGATCATCAACTGGTGGTCCTAATACAGCCGTTCAGTTTAACAATGCAGGCGTATTTGGCGGCGAAGCAGAATTTACCTGGGACCAAGACACTGATACACTGTCAATTACAGGAATAGTTAGTGC